TGTCAAGAAGCTCCGCTCCCTCATGCTAGACGCAGTCTTCTTAACAGGAGCGGAGCTTCTTGACAGGCCGTAGGCTCGGGTATTTTTACTGATAAGAAGACTAGCGTCTAGCTTGAAGCTCTGCTCCTTGTAGCATGAGAGGAGCGGAGCTTCTGCTACAAGTAAAAATACCCGAAAGCTCCGCTCCTGTTAAGAAGACTGCGTCTAGCATGAGGGAGCGGAGCTTCTTGACAGGCCGTAAAGGCTCAAGGCTAAACGCCAGTTTTCAGCTACAATTTACACTTTAAAATACCTACAGATTATTGAAATGTCTCTCAGTTAAACTCGGCAGTGGAACGAGAGAAGGGTAAGAAAAGTTGGAAAAGAAACCTAGTCAAAACTTTACATTTTTACTTAATTTTTTTATAAAACTTTAATAAATGAATTTAATTGCATCATTAGTGGTAATAGTGGTTCTAATGATAATTTGGATAATCTGGACAAAAAATTATAATGTTTGATGGTTTTGAGATTAATTCAGGAATTTGTTTTTTAATATTTTGTATGTTCTCAGGTTGTGTAAATAAAAATTTACGGAGAATTGAACCCACTTTTTATTTTCAATTAATCAAATAATATCTTTTATACAATGGAACAATTACCTATGGAACTTTTGTTAGAGATTGGATCGTACTTATCGTGTTCTGATTTTGAATCTCTTTCTCGTGTTTCTGTTTTTTTGTCTTCGATTCAAGGAAAATGTATTTTTGCGCGTAAATATCAATACGCTCATAACAACTTAGCGTTAGATGCAATAAAAAACAATCACTTGAATTGCTTAAAGTACGCATACGAAAATAAGTATCGATGGGATGAAAATATAACATCTTATGCTGCAGAAAAAGGTCATTTAGAGTGTTTAAAGTACGCCCATGAAAAGGGGTGTCCATGGGATGAACGTACAACAGATGCTGCTGCAAGCAACGGTCATTTAGAGTGTTTAAAGTATGCTCATGAAAAAGGATGTCCATGGGGTGAAAATACAACATATGCTGCTGCAACAAACGGTAATTTAGAGTGTTTAAAGTACGCCTATGAAAAAGGATGTCCGTGGAATGAAGATACAGCACATACTGCTGCAAGCAACGGTAATTTAGAGTGTTTAAAGTATGCTCATGAAAAGGGGTGTCCGTGGAATGAAGATACAACATATGCTGCTGCAAGCAACGGTAATTTAGAGTGTTTAAAGTATGCCTATGAAAATGGTTGTCCGTGGGATAAAAATACAACATGTGCTGCTGCAAAGAATAGTCATTTAGAATGTTTAAAGTACGCATTTAAAAATGGTTGTCCGTGGGATAAAAATACAACATTATATGCAGCTAACAATGGTCATTTAGAATGTTTAAAATACGCATTTAAAAATGGTTGTCCGTGGGATAAAAATACAACATCTTTTGCTGCACAAAATGGTCATTTAGAGTGTTTAAAGTACGCATTTAAAAATGGTTGTCCATGGGATAAAAATACAACATCTTTTGCTGCACAAAATGGTCATTTAGAGTGTTTAAAGTACGCCTATGAAAATGGCTGTCCGTGGAATAAAAAAACAACTTTTTTTTCTGCAGAAAAAGGCCATTTAAATTGCTTAAAGTATGCAACAGAAAATGGTTGTCCAAAAGATAAAATGACAATAAATGTTGCAGTACGAAATGGTCACTGGGATTGTTTAAAATATGCAGATGAAAATGGTTTTGATCCCATAGATCCAGATTTGGACGCTAGTTACATAGCAATAAATGGTAATTTGGAGTGTTTAAAATATGCTCACGAACATGGTTGTTCGATATGGAATGAAAATCATGGAAATTATGATGAAACGACACAATTTACAGCCGAAGAAGGTTATTTAGATTGTTTGAAATATTTACACGAACATGGTTGTTCGTGGAATAAATGGACAACTTATCTTGCATCAAATAATGGTCATTTAGATTGTTTAAAATACGCATATGAACATGGATGTCCTATGCACGAAAGTACATCATATGTAGCGGCAACAAACGGTCATTTGGATTGTTTAAAGTACGCATATGAAAATGGGTGTCCATGGGAAGAAGACACATTAAAAGATACACTAGATGATGATTGTTATATGTACGCGTTAAAAAATGGATGTACTAATTAAAAAATAAAAAAAAATAAAAAAAAATAAAAAAATATTAATTTTAAGGGGTTTAAAAGCCCATTAAAATTTACGGAAAATTGAACCGTTTTTTTTACTTTTTAATTAATCAAATAACTTTAAAAATATGGAACATAAAATCGAATCATGTGGTAATAATTGCTTAAAGTACGCTCATCAAAATGAGCGTCCATGGGATAAAGATGCAGCATCTAATGCTGCACTAAATGGTCATTTAAGTTGTTTAAAATATGTTCATGAAAATGGTTATCCATGGGATAAATTTACAACATCTTATGCTGCAAACAATGGTCATTTATATTGTTTAAAATACGCCCATGAAAATGGTTGTCCGTGGGATGAAAATACAACATTATATGCAGCTAACAATGGTCATTTAGAGTGTTTAAAATATGCCCATAAAAAAGGGTGTCCATGGGATAATTACAATACAACATATGCTGCTGCAAGTAATGGTCATTTAGAGTGTTTAAAATACGCCTATGAAAATGGCTGTCCGTGGGGTGAAAATACAGCATCTGTTGCTGCAAGTAATGGTCATTTAGAGTGTTTAAAATTTGTTCACGAACTTGGTTATCCAATATGGGATGAAGACGATGACGACGAAGATGAAGACGTTGAAACAATTGCTTATGTAGCTGAAAATGGTCATTTGGATTGTTTAAAGTATTTACACGAACAAGGTTGTCCGTGGAATAAATACGTGACATATTTAGCGGCACTTAATGGTCATTTGGATTGTTTGAAATACGCATTTAAAAATGGGTGTCCTATGCATGAAAGTACATCATATGGTGCGGCACTTAATGGTCATTTGGATTGTTTGAAGTATGCATTTAAAAATGGATGTACTTGGGAAAAAAATACATTAAGACATACACTAGATAATGATTGTTATATGTATATTTTTAAAAATAATAATAAAAATAAAAAATTAATAAAAAAAAATTCATCTAAATTTTTTATTAACTCTTTTAAAGAAGAAGATATTGATCAAACGATTTTTTAAGATTTAAAAACAATAACAATGGTTTTTTATAAAAAATTTAGAAAAAAAATTAAGAAAAAAAATTAAGAAAAAAAATTAGATTTTAAGGGGTTTTTAAACCCATTAAAATCATACAGTTACACTGAAAAATCCTAAAACCATTGAAATCAAGAAAAAATGCTTGTTCACTGTCAAGCAAGTTTTTCGATCGTTTCAAAAATTTTCATCTACCCCTGTCGTTAATTTTTTAAATTCACACGAATAAAAGCCACCATGAATGACATTGACCGGACCATCTTGACGCAGCATCGACCAAATAAAGGGTTATTACCTATTTCGTTCACGATGGTTTATCTAAAACATCTAAAACTAAACGACGTCCATAATTCAAAAACACAAACTTCTTTAGTGCGTGGCTTTACGCCCAGTTTTCGCATCAAAGAAATAAATTGCAACGAAGTGCCATCAGCGTCAGAGAACAGATTTTGGTGTAGTCCGTTTTATCTTCGACTAAACCCGATTAATTATATTTACTGCAAGTTGTCAGGACACAAGAATTTGCATTTTTTTAATATTACTCTAAAATAATTTTATTTTTAAAAATTGAAATTTTCAGGCTCAGTCCTAAGTTCTTTAGGAAATTCACAAATGAGTCTTTTTTATCGATAAGCCATTTATTTAGAGAATTTGAAGCGACACTGAATTTAATTTGCTCAGAGTGTCGCATCTTTTTAAGACTTTGAAGATAACGTTTTTTCGGCAAACCAAAAAAAGTTTGTAAATATGACTTGGTTAGTCAGATAACTTTTTTTTATATTAGATAAATGAATATCAGTACAACAAAGTTGAATTACGAAGGTGTCATAGCTAGTGTAAAGGATTTAGTGTTTAGAAAAAAAAAGAAATTTATTAACGATGATAAATCTAAAGGTATAAAATGTGAAGACGATGATAATTGGGAAACGTCGTCTGTAAGAAATCATTCTGAAGTGAAAAATTGGTTGAAATGGCATGAAGATATCAAGAAGACAAGTCAAGAGCCGGTTTTAACAAAACCTATTTTAGATTATTTAGAGCTGTTGTCTGTTGATGGGTGGGATTTGGCAGATAAAAGGTATGTAAGAGAATTTTTCTCAGAAAGTGTTTTTAAAATTTATGGTAAAAAAGAAATTGATATGCAAGGTTCTACTATTACAGGGTTAGATGACACTTTTAATAAAAAAGAAATTGACAGTGATGTTGCAACGGTAGGATATGTGAAAAGAAAATTAATTTCAAAACTTCCAGAAACGAATTTAAATTTGTTATGTTCACAAGGATATAAAGGTAAAGATAATAAAGGGGCAGATGTTTATAGATTTTTTCCAGCCGGCATAGTATTTGAAGAACGTGTTAAAATATCAAAAATATCTTTAACAACAACAAAAGAGTCTGTTGATAATGTACAACATGTTTTAAAATTAATTACAGTACCGCTAGGATCTAATACAACATCGCAGTTACCAGAAGAAGTTTTAAGTAAGCCAGGATCTTCACATTATAAAACTGAAAATTTGTCAAATAAATTTTTACAAAACAGTACAGCTCATTTTGAATTACAGTCTTTTATAGATTCAAAGCCAACAGTTGTTTTTAATGGAGAAGCTACATTGACATTACAAATTATTGTTTAAAATCATTTGATAGAAAAATTTAATTTTAATGGTAAATTACCATTAAAATTATAGACATGCACTTCTAACATAAGGAGTGCCGGTTAATCCTGTGCCACAATCACCGTATGCAGTTCCAAGAGTAAAGTATCCTGATCCTGATGGAGGTGCGCCAATACGTTCACCAGTTAAAGAAGTATATCCATATGTACCAAAAACAGGAACAACATAAAGTCCAGATGTTGCCGGAGTAGGTACTCGTATTTGAGAACCTTGATTATAAATGCCCATAGTGGCATAATTTTGTGCTTGAATACGTTCTCGTGGTTTATCCATTGAAGAAATTTAAGTTTATTAAGATAAAAATTTAAATACAATGGATACGATTACTGTATATTTTCATGAAATTGTTTAACCCTAAAAATATTCATTGTTAATTTTCTAGTTTAGTTGAGACTTCAAGTGAGTCATGTTCAAATTCATTTATTTTTGAAAAAATGAAAGTTTTAAATTGTTGTGACGATCCTATTTTTCTACGAAAAGTAATTTTCATATCAGAACATTTGCCATCCCAAATGCACTCAATGCCAGCTTGAGAATCGGAATGTGGTGAAACTTCAACAATTCTAAAGGAAGGTTTGATATCTTTTTTGAGAATTCCTTGTGAATTCAAATATTCGATTACGTTGAGAGCAGTTTTTTCTTTTGCTTCTTTAATTGTTAATCCACTTCCATGAAAAGATAAATTTTTAAATATACATTCGATATTAAAAATTGGAGAATGATCAGGACCTTCTCTATTTTTGGTAACATATAAAGGTGGCGTTGTTTTAGTTTTTTGACAAAATTCATTCAATAAACCGATTGGATTAAAAATTTTTTCTTCAGAAACAAGCAAATCTTTTTGTTTTTCCATTGTTATCAAGTTTAATATCTCTTTTAATTCTTTAAACTAATAAATATAATGACTCTTTTTAAAAACAAATTTAACCATTTTCCTGTTAGCGAAACAAATATTCTTTTATCTTCAATATTTCATCCAGACAGACCGATTAAAAATTATTATGGTTATACTGGAACATACTCTGAAGCATCTAGAGTTCCAGAACCAATTTACAGTACTGGTGTACAAAAAAGTACAAGATTAAATTATTTACCATCTAGTCAATCATGCGCTCCATTTCAATCTCATGCAGATTGTGATCAAAGTAATAATTCAAAAGGTGGAATGTCTTTTGATTGGAATTATGGATGGAGTTCTTGTTGTGCAGGATTTTGTCCAAGTAAAAGAAAATGTGCTAAACCAGATCCTAGAGAGTGTAATATAGGTAATGATATTTTAAATAGGGATCCGTTATTAGCCATAGAATGGGATGAAAATGCACCAAATTATCGATGTACGTATGATCTTCATAAAATTAATACCGCTGAGCAAATCAATGTATTTGTAAGTAAAAATGGAAAAGATAAAAGTTATAATGAAATTATGTCCTCTTTTTGCGAAATTCCATCTCATGTTTGTCCTGAAGATCCACAAGAAGAAGGTTCTATGAAAAAATGTTCTAGATTAATAAGTTTAGACGATGAAGGAACAAGGTGTAGAGCTTGGGCTGCAACCCAAGATATAAAAACTGTAGATAATATTAAAAAAGAATATTGTCTTCACAATCCACAAAGTCCAGATTGTAGATGCATAAATAGAGTTGGAAACGATTTGTATGATTCTGCCAAAGTTAAAAATCCTTATCCTGACGGATGTTGGTATAAACCATGTTCTACATCGGTGTATCTTAAAACATCTGAAATATTAGAAGATGAAAAATATTGTCCAAAAGAAATGTGTCAAGTAATTTATGATACGAATAAAAACAACGATGTAGTTATTAAAGACAATACAAATACCATTAAATGTGATTTTTCTCAATTTGAGAAAAGTACAACTAATACTCCTGCTCCCAAAACTTTACCGATTATTGGAATATTTATTATCTTAATCATATTTTTAGTAGTGTTTACTTACCATTAAATGTTAGTCTAAAATATTTTAATGAATGATTACTAAAATATCTTTACCTATGGTGCAAAAAATTAATTAACTAGAAGCCTGGTAGCTCCGCCATGTTAAGAAAACTAGCATCTAACATTAAATGTGACATCTCTCATCTTTGAACAGTCCGTAAAAACCTTGCATGAAGCGCCTTCCTCGGCAAGGGGCATCAAAGTGCCAGTTTTTATTTTAATGGTTTTTACCATTAAAATTTTTTAAAACCAATCAGTTAATCCACAACCACCCCAACCAAGATTATTATTTATTTGAAGAAAAGACTCTTTAGTTTTTTTCTGTAACGTGCATAAAATTATAAATATTACTAAAATTGTAAATAAAAAAATTAAAAGTTCTTTCATTTATTTGAACAAATTGGGTTTAGTTTTAAAATAAACAAAAATTATTACCGGTCGCAAGTAATCTCAGAAGAAGTAAATAGGAGCGGCGATTTTCAGTTGTTTTACTTTTAAAATAATATTTTATCAATTGTTGTACGCACACAAAATACTCTATGAAGAATTATGCCCAATAAGATAGATAGAAACAATCCCATTAAAAATGATAAATTAAATATTTTAGAAAAAATCCAGCTTAACACTATTGTTAGAAAAATATCAAACACCGCAACTCCATTGTCTCCGATAACACCTTTACCTATACGCAAAGAATGTATTCCTTTATTCGGTTCTCCTAATATATTTTTATATTTACAAAAATTCATTGTATTTTTTGAAATCTAATTTATCTTTAAAATCCAAAATTTTTTGATTTGGATTATTTTACTCGCACATCAAACTGTTTTAATAAATGGCAGTACTTATTGGAAGATACAAAAAAATGCCTTGAATATGTATATCAGGTAAAAAATTACGAGCTGAAATTTTCTTTGGACCTATTATAATTTTTTTGTGAAGTGTGATAGTAACGAAAATAAATGTTTTGTCAATTTTTAAAATGAAGGATCAATAATTAATAATTTTAAATATAAAATGTCTCTAAAAATTAAAGTGAGTAAAAAAATTAAAAATCAATGCGAGTCTGATCGCACAATAAAATCTCAAATTGAAATTAAAAAAGTTTTATGCGACACTTCTCGTTGTTCGGGTGTAGAAGAAGAAATAAAAGAAAAAATAAATTGTTTTTGGGACCGTAATAGAATTAATGGTCCTGTAATAAGATGTCCATTACGATATAAGCCAAAACAAATAGTAAAGGTTTACAAATCTGAAATAAGCAAAGAAGAATATACTATTAAAGAAAATGTTGTAAAATTTCCATGTTTAGAAAATAAAAAAAAAGAACCTGGAACTAACGATTTACAAACTATACAAGATGTTCTTGAAGTAACAGATGCATTTTGTTCTTTTAATTGTTGTCTTGCATGGATTCGTGACAATAAACATGATCGTCGATATGATCAATCAGAAATTTTACTTCACAAAATATTTAGAGACATTTCAAATTCTAAAATTTTAAATCCATCACCACATTGGAGAACATTAATAGAATATGGAGGGACTATGTCTATTGAAGAATTTAGAGATCAAACTACAAATGTAGAATTTACTTATCGAGGTCCTATTTTGGATAATGTATATTTATTTTCAAAAAAATTTAACATCTGTTAATGAAGTTATTGAATAAATTTTAATGGAACTACCATTAAAATTTAAATTTACAGTTTTAAGGAAAAATGATTGAAACTTTAAACTATTTTTAAAATATTATAATATTTTAAAAATGACAAGTGTTATTGAAAAATTAATTGAAAAGCAAAAAGAAGAAATTTATAAATTTCTTTGCTTAACACACTTACAATATCCTTTAATAAATCAAAAAAAATTATTAGATTTATGGTGCAAAGAACAAAAAATACCAACATCATATTTTGATAATTATATAAAATTAAATTACATTTCATGTCCTTTATGTCGCAAAAAACAATTAGTTGATAATTCTTGGAATTTTCACTGTAGTTATTGTCCTCATTATCAAGGACCTGCTCAATGTACAAATTATTGTTGTTTGATAAAAAATTAAAATAAAATATTTACATAATAATAGCTTTAAAGCTATTATTACGTTATTTTAAATTATCTTCTCTAGGATAAAATTTAAAATTCCTTTTTGGTAAAGTTGGAATTTCATAAGCAAAAGAAATTTCTTTTTTATCAAGAGTAGTTGAAAAAACAATAATAATAATTATAATTACAAATCCAATAATTAATATTGTCTTTTGATTCATTTTGTTTATTAAATCTTAATTTAAACTTAAGTTTAAATTATTTCTTCTCCAATCTTAGTCTTCTTCACTAATTTCTTCTTCACTAACTTCTTCACTAACTTCTTCACTAATTTCTTCTTCACTAATTTCTTCTTCACTAACTTCTTCACTAACTTCTTCACTAACTTCTTCACTAACTTCTTCACTAACTTCTTCACTAACTTCTTCACTAACTTCTTCACTAACTTCTTCACTAACTTCTTCACTAATTTCTTCACTAATTTCTTTACTAATTTCTTCACTAATTTCTTCACTAACTTGTTTTTTCTTTTTTCTAAGTACAAAGTTACCTTCATTGCGTGGTTTCCAAACCTGTTTGTTTTTCCTGACACAATTTTTTTTATTTTTTCTCGTAGCAACTTTATCGCGCTTTTTATTATTTTTATTTCGAATATTACCTTCGTCGCGCAGTCTTTTTTTCTTCCAACCTAAATCGGGTTCTTGTGAATTTGGTCCTTCAGGATTATTAGTGAAATAACATGATCCGCTGTTTCTCATTATTGTTCTATCACTATAAAAAATAGCTTGAATAATAAATGCTGTGGGTCTTCTAGACGTATCTAAATTACCGTAAAGTACAATGACGTGAAAATCTACAGAATTTCTAATATTAAAACTAACAAATTGTCTTATTTCATTTTCTACAGTAAACCAATGTGATCCAGAAGCACTCCGTCTGTTTACGCTTTGATGTTGAGGTACAATATTAAATGCGTTATTTGTTCCTCCTAAAGATGCAGCAATTAAATGTCCTCTTTCATCTCCATCAACTCTGTCCATGTTTTGCATTAATCTTGTTAATGCTCCGGGCATTGATGTTCTTCTTTGTAAATGTTCAAACCTAATTCTGGCCCTAATTCTTATCGTAATCTGAATATCGTCATGATTTTCTAATCTTGGGACGCGCATTGTTGAATAATCAGTGATTGATGAATTAGGAATATTTACCAAATGTTGATTATAATTACGATTTCTCAACATATTTTCAGCTATTGAATTGACATCGTGATCAACACCTCGTATTTTTCTGTTATTATTGTTACGTTTACAAATTCCTTTAGTTTTAAGATATTTGCCTACTTTGTTTAAGTTTGTTTTAACAACGACGTGAGGATTATTAGATTGACAATTTTGCCAATTTTTATTTTCTTTTCCAACAAAACACCACTCTTTAAGGCCCATTTTCCAGCTACCATCTGAATAACATCTACCGCTACACCAAATTCCACGTTTGTTTGTTGGATAATAAACTTCTTTATATGTATCTTTTTTCTTAATTGTGTCACATTTTTTCCACGATCGCCATCCTGTGTAGCAAAAGTGATAATTTTTATATGCTATGCAATCTGTTATACAGTCTTCATCTTTCCAACGAACACCGTCAACACATGCACATAATAACAAAGTCAAAATAAGTAACATTTATTATTAAAACTAATAAATTTTGATGAACCTTAGTGGTAAATTGAAGGATAAATAATAAAAATTTTACTTTGTTAACAATTATCATGGATAATAAAAAATTTGACGAACTTTGCGATTTAGCTAAAAATCTTAAAATCGTAGATAACGATCAAGAAATCGTTTCTTTAAAAAATGGTTATCAATTATTTCCCCATCAACTAGAAGTAATTAAATGGATGAAATCTAGAGAATTGCTTAAAAATACAATAGAATCATATGGTATTAGGGGAGGAATAGTAAGTTTGTGTATGGGGTTAGGAAAAACGCTTACATCATTGGTTTATTCCTTTCAAAATAAAGGTTCGTTTCCTACATTGGTAGTAACATCAAAAACTGTAATGTATGAATGGAAGACGGAAGGGGTTGAAAAATTTTTTACCGATGTAAAAGTTTTATATCTCCATAAAGATTTTATCGGCAAAAAAATTGATACTGTTAAACGAGATGACGTCATGAAATATGACATGGTGATAACTACTTATGATGTGTGCATGTCAGCCTGTCGAACAGGAAAATATTTTCTTCAAACATTAGAAATGGGTGAAGAAGGTACTTTGCAACAAAATAAAGTTGTTACAGTTAACATTAGAAAACGTAAAGATGCTAATCTTCCGGGTTTAAAAGGAATTCATGTTATCTATGGAACACCCTGGGAAAGAGTTATTTGCGATGAGTCACAAAGATATGCCAATCCTACAACTATGACATATAAATGTATAATGGCCATTTATGGTAAATACAAATGGTGCCTTACTGGAACTCCGATCAGAAATTACGAAACTGACATTTGGGCCCAACTTAGATTTTGTGGATACATTGGTATTGATAAAGGATATTTGTGGAAAAAAAATGGACATCAAGTATTTAATGATCATAAATTAATTTCTGCTATTTTTGTGATGTCATATGTAGATGCAAAAATAGAACTTCCAATTAAAATAGAAAATACAATTACCGTAAAATTAGAAGGTAAACACAAAAAAATCTATGAAGAAATTTTAACACAAACACGAAAAATGTATTTACAGATGATGAACGATATGTGTTCATTTACATGTGTATTGGTTATGTTTACAAGATTACGTCAGTGTGCAATCGCACCTTATCTTATAACACCACATGCTAAACGCAATTCAAAAGAAAAAACAATCTGCACAATAGACAAATTTGGAGAAATGGGCATGAAAAGTTCCAAAATTTTAAAAATAATTGACATTATTAAAACAGTTACCGCTGACAAAAATGCAACAAAAATTATAGTGTTTTCTATGTTTACATCGTGCTTGGATTTATTGGACGAAGCTATAACAAAAACTTATCCGTCATTTAAATTTGTCCAAGTAGATGGAGACACTAAAAATAGAGCAGAACTTTTTGAACAATTTAAACAAAATCCTAAAATTCAAGGTTTGTTTATGACCTACAAAGTTGGCTCTGAAGGTCTTAACCTCACAGAAGCTAATCATTGTATATGTATTGAACCGTGGTGGACCAACGCCGTTCACAATCAAGCCAAAGCGCGACTTTGGAGAATTGGACAAACAAAATCTGTGCACGTTCACAATGTAATTATTGAAGAATCCATTGAAACTAAAATTGTAGACATATGTAATGAAAAAGATATTATGGCTTCCAGTTACTTAGAAGGAACTGGACGAACATTTAAAGCACCGGGTTTAGACAAACGCACTTTGGGAAAAATGCTAGGATTTAAATAAAACATAAAAAATAAAAAAAAAATAAAAAACTATTTTTAAGGACCTTAGGGTCATTAAAAATTTAAATATTTTGAAACTAAAAAAGTGGTTAAAGATACAATATTGCAAAGTAAATGATGAAATATTTATAGCATCTTTTGATATTGGAAAAGTTAATTTTGCATTTTGTATTGAAAAATGTCTTTTGGAAGACATAGGACAAAAAAAGAAAGATACTACAATAGAAGAAATGTGTTCAAAAGGTATAATTGAAACAATAGATAACGTGAGACTAGTTTCATTTCCAAAAGATTTAATTATGCGTAGACGAGGACCAAGAAAAGGAACTACTTATAGACCTTCCGGAAAATATGCATTTGAAAGTCTTTTAGTATTTTTAGAACAACGTAAACATCTTTGGAACAAATGTCACATTTTTGTTATTGAACAACAAATGAGTCAAAACAAAGAAGGTTTAAAAATTTCTTATCATTTGGAAGCATATTTTAAAACTTGTTATGGAACTTTTAAAGAAGTTGTTTTGTTTCCATCGTTTCATAAAACACATGTATTTCAATCTGGACAGTCTTGTAAAAATGTTTTTGAAAAAATATCTTATTCCAAAAGAAAAAAAGCTTGCGTAGATAAAGCATTTGAAATTTTAAATCAAAGAAAAGATCAAGATACCATCTGGAAACTTGAAAGATCACAAAAAAGAGATGACATGTGTGATGTTATTTGTCAGCTTCAAGCATATAAATGGATACATTTAATGGAACCATAATATATTTGGATAACCCGGAAGGAGCAAAGCTTTTTAAATTCAAAAACTCTCTTAAAAGTAACTAAAAATTTCAGAATTTTTTACAAATGGCTAATCAATTTTTCTTTATTTTCAAAAGATGAATTTAAAAATTTAAATTCAATTTGAAGAGTTTCAAATGAATGTCTTATTTCAGCATGTTCAGCAAATCCTTCTCTTATTTCTTTTTGATCTGCTACAATAATTTTTAATTCATTTTCAATTTCAGTTACTTCTGTATTCTTTTCACAATTTCCTCTTCATTCATTACAGTAATTTATTAAGAAAATTATTAAAAAATCTGCCAATAATGAACCATGTAAATTATAATTATTAAAAATCAAACAAACAAAGAATGGAATCGAAAATTAATCAATTAGAAAATGAACTTCGCAAATAAGACAAAAATTGCAAAGTTCAAAAAATGAAAATCAGATAGAAAACTGTAAACACTTAATGGCAGATTATATTTTATTTCAAAAGAAGTTTTAACAATTTAAGCAGTGTTCTGTTCGAAACCACGTGCCTTTAAAATCCTAACAATCTATTTTTCCTAAATTTTTCTTAACAGCGCAAAGCTTTAAAAATATCAATATTGGATCAAAAATAAAGTGCTAACTTAAAAGTTAATATGACTTAAATAATTTTAGAAGTTTTTCATATTAATAAAAAGAATATGATTTCTAATCAAAAAATGGTAATTATACTTACAGCAATTTTTATAACTTTAGCTCCAGTAATTTATGTTTGGCGCGATGAACTTAGTGCATGGTGGAAAAATAAAAAAAATGATAAAGATTGCTCGTTTGAAATAAAAGAAGCAATTGATGAACACAAAAATAAAAATAAAGCTAAAAAAGAAAAAAATAAAACTGACGGAAAAGTCTTAGCTCCTGGTCGTATTAAAACTTCTAAATATGATTTTACGGTTGCTAACGGAGAAAATCATCTAGATGGTTATGAAATTCAGGATCATCAAAATAACTGGACAGAAAAAGAAAAACCATGGTTTAGTGTTTCCGAGGTTAATCCAATTTATTCAATTGGCGGATATCTAACAAAAGAAGAAGCATATCCAGACTGTTCGGCTAACGAAAGAGCTAAAGCAAACAACAACAATGGAAAAAATTATGATAATTGGGTCTCGTCTCATTATTAAATATTAATTGCTTTTTTAGCAATTAATATTTTAGAGTATTAATATTTAATTAAGGCTTATAATCATTTAGGCTAGACGCAGGTCTTCTTAACAGAGCGGATTAACAGAGCGGAGCTTCTTGACAGGCCGTAAGGCTCGGGTATTCTTACTGTTAAGTAGCAAAAATAATTTTATTTTAGACTATTTAAGGCTAGACGCCCAGTTAATATTTACCCCGTCGACAGTTATGTTGTTAGTGTTGTTAGACATGTTTACAACGTAAAAATTATTTATTGTAGAATTTTGAAGTAGAAATGAAAAAGGATACCTTTTTATTCTTGGTTTTCCGATTGCTTTGGTGGGATACGGTATTTTAGTTGTAAAATGTTTTTTGCTAGGTTGATAAAAACGTTTACTAGGTTTTAAAGTTACTGATGGATTTATAGTATTAGGTCCCCATTTTGATTTTGGACCATAAATTTGGCTTATACCAATTATATCATCTTCATGTAATTTATTTTTTGAATTTGAATACCATGGATACATAACCGACTCTTTGACCGAACTGTGATCAAGACCAAAAGTATGACCAAATTCGTGTAAAACTACTGCGTATAAAAATGATGTATCCCAATTTTCGTCTAAATCTAAATGAACTTCACCATAAAATTCACCGTTACATGTACTATTGGTAGTGCACGGATAAAATCCATGTGCTAATATTCCTCCAAAACCATCAAACTTATAACCATCTGAATGAATTCCTCTATGAAATGCGATTTTTATATTTGCATTTTTGTTTAAAGGGTCCTCTGAGAAAGTTAACAATGAAACACTAGACCAGTGGTTTAAAACATTATTTATAGTAATTCTTACATCATAATCATCCATTAAATTAGTTTGATTTCTTTGAAAAGCAGATGAATTTAAATACACCCAAGTTAAGTTGTTTTTAAACCATTTTGTACCGTGAACTGCATAATTGTCTATAAGTTTATTAGGCTTTTCATTAATGATAGTATCCATTAATCTACACTCTGTGCAGTTTGTAGTTTTTTTTCGGAAGGAGAAATAGCATCATCTAAATATTTACAATAATTACAATTTACATATTTTTCAGGATACGCAATACGTAAAAGACGATCATCTAATACTCCGGTTTCTGGAAGATTTTTATTTTTTTGAAATTCTAATATTGCGATAGATTGTCTTTTAATTATTCTCATCATTGTAATTGCTTGATTGGGTGTTAATTCAGTTAACACTCTTAATTTTAACCACATAATTAAATCAGAAGGTGGCATATAATTCAAATTTACAAACAATTCTAAAACTTTTTGATTTTCTATATATTCTTCATTTGAAGGAATTTCATTGCTTATAAAAATTTTCGTTTCATTAATTTCTTCTTCTGTTGTTGGATATCTATAACTGTGACGTACATGTGTAGCATTTGACATTGCTACTACTACAAGTAAAATTACTAATATTTTTTGCATTATTTATTATTAAAAAAAAATATTTATTATTCAAACTCAGAACAATAATAACTTAATACTTTCAGGCTAGACGCAGTCTTCTTATCAGTAAAAATACCCGAGCCTACGGCCTGTCAAGAAGCTCCGCTCCCCTCATGCTAGACGCAGTCTTCTTGACAGGCCGTAAAGGCTCATGCTAGACGCAGTCTTCTTATCAGAGCGGAGCTTTCGGGTATTTTTACTTGTAGCATGAGCCTTTACGGCCTGTCAAGAAGACTGCGTCTAGCATGAGGGGAGCGGAGCCTACGGCCTGTCAAGGAGCTTCAGCTAGACGCAGTCTTCTTAACACAGGCCGTAGGCTCGGGTATTTTTACTGATAAGAAGACTACGTCTAGCATGAGGGCGCAAAAGCTTAAATTCAGTGTCGCTTCTATTGGGAGTATTTTCGTAGCAAACACTGCATTTCTGTGAGGTTGTCTAATTCTGAATCTAATAAAATTTGCAAGATTTGAAGCACTTGACTATGTATGCTTTACAATGCAAAACATTAAAGATATTTCACAACCTATTCTTGAGATTTAAAGAAAGAGTTGATGGGTTGGAAGAGTGGAACAATAATTTTATTTTAGAGAATTTTCTATTACAAAATATTTATTACTCAAAGATAATTTTTATTTTTGAAGCTCCGCTCTGTTAAGAAAACTGGCGTCCGCTTCCTTCGGGCGTAGGGCGTCTCAACAAATTTCACTTCATTTAAACAATAGTCTAAAATATTTTTATTTTTAAAAATTTTAAATTTTCTTAACAGCGCAAAGCTTTAAAAATTATAAAAAGCTTATTAATTGCTAACATCTTAACAGGGCGCAGCCAGCACCAGCCCATTTAAACAATAATTATTCTCCATTTATTTCTCCATCTGTAGAAAAAGCATGTTGAAAAAAGTCTTAAAAATTGGAAAATTGAATTGTCATTAAGAAAATATATAAAATTTAATAAATATGAATTCTGTCATGGATTATACTGAAAATTCAAAACGTTTTAGACGTAAAAAATATCTTGAAGAACAAGAACAAGAAGATGAAAATGAATGGTTTGATGAAGGATTTGGAGGTGAAGGTTCTTTAACATTCGATCAAGGTGATGGAGGTGAAGATGTTACAGAATATGACGAAAATAATCTTATTCCAACTTGTTTTTCAAAATGGTTCGATGCAAAAATTGCGAGTGGACGAAAAATAATTCCCATTCCTTTACAACTTCCAAAAGAAAATAAAAAAAAAATACCTTCTCACCCGTTAAAATGGGCAGAATTTACAAACGAAGAAGAAATTGAAAATACAATGGTCGTTATTGGTAAAATTCCAAACACAAAACGTAAAATATCTGAAAACAATGGTACTAAAAAAAAACGAAATTATGCCTTTACAGCAAAAAAAACACAACATAAAAAACCTGGATTACAAGTCCAAAACCAATTTTGTTTTTCTATAACAAAAGGTATAGAATGTCCTCACTATTCTTGCACTTACATCCATCATTATTCACAGATCGAAACATGTAAATATAATGATCAGTGTAGATTTGCATTTAAAGTTGATGATGAGTTGTACATCAGAAACAATAATGGTAGATGTACAAAACGACATGTTTTTGAATGCATTGAAAGTTATCTTTTAAGACTTGAAATTAAAATTTATAATTGTACATTTCTTGTTTTAAAAATAAACCCTGAAATTCATACAGATTCTAATATTTTAAAACAAGTTCTTGAAAGTGCAAAAAATTGCAGAGTTTCTTCGTTAATTTGGCTAAAGAAAAAAATTACTATTAAAGAAGAAGTAACTTTAGATTCAGAATTTGAAAATAATGATGATGAATGGATTACACCAACCATTCCTATTTTTAATACAGTAAAATATTTAACAAAACACTAAAAAACGCATGAACAATAAAAAATAAAATAGATTTAAATTTTAATGGGAGTTCCCATTAAAATTTAAAAAAATGGAAATATATTTTTATAGTTTTATAAAGAAAGAATATGGTAGAAACTCAAGAGTACGACATAAAACCTTTTGAAGCAGATTTAATAAATCCAAGAGAAAACAATTATACTTCGGTAGGAGGTTCAAAAATAGTTGTTATTGGAAAAGCAGGAACAGGAAAATCAACATTAATTCGTTATTTATTATTTTTAAAAAGAAGCATTATTCCTGTTGCTATGGTAGTAAGCGGTACAGAAGAAAGTAATCGTTTTTATTCAGGTGTTTTTCCAGAATTATTTATTCATGATGAATATGATGAAGATATTATTAAAAAATTTATTAAAAGGCAAAAATATGCTAATGAACATATTCCAGAAAATCCTTGGGCTCTCCTTCTTTTAGATGATTGTACGGAAGATAAAAAAATATTTTCTTCTAAATGGCAACAGTCACTTTTTAAAAATGGAAGACATTGGAAATTATTGTACATACTTTCACTTCAACATGCAACTGATATTCCTCCAGCAATAAGAACTAACGTTGACGGTGTTTTCATTTTTAGAGAAACTAACGAAAATAATCTCAAAAATATTTATACTAATTATGCCGGTGTTATTCCTAAATTTGAAATTTTTAAAGCTTACATGTCTCAAGTAACGGGAGACTACACTGCGCTTTATATTGATAACGCAGCACAAGACACAGGAGAGTGGCATGAACATGTATATTATTGGAAAGTTCCACAAATGGACACTAAGGATATGACATTTGGTTGTCATGAGTATATTGAATTTGGAAAACAAAGATTTAATGAAAATTATTCAAAACATTAAGTTTCCACATGATGACGCCACATTATTAAAGCAAGTCACGAGAAAGTCTAAGTTCATTAAAAAAAATACAATTAATTTAATGGCTTAATTGTCATTAAATTAAATTA